TTCATTCAAAGAGGGTTTAAACCAGAAGAAGTTCCTAGACGTAGACTTGACGAGCTACAGCTTTGGAATTGCTTTAGTTATTATCCTGCTGTGCATTCTTGGGATATTTTAGAAGCACAAGCTGGTAAATACATAGGAAAAGATAAGAAATGGCACCACGGTAAATACCTATTTACGGTTGACTTTGCCCACCCTGAAAGTAATATCTTAGATACGGATCATTCAGAGATACCGCACGAGCACAAATGTGCTCACATCATAGCCCTTGATGATGGGAACTATGCAGCACAACCTAACAATAGATGTATATGGGATATCCCATCATTCACTGTTAAAAATAATGTGCCTGATTGGAAAGTGCAAACATCTGAGTGGAACGTAGAAAACACAAGTCAATGGAGAACAGAAGATACTGATAAGTTCTTCTACGAAATTGAGGAGAAAAAACATGAAGAGAAGTAGTATTAAAAAAGCCTGGGACAGAATCGTTCAATCTACAAAGAACGCCTGGGAATGGATTATTGCTAAATTTAATAGGTAGTTTATGGCCCTAAAAATCTCGGAATCGGCAGCCGTGCAGATGCCTATGAAGACGGTTGCTAGTTTAATCGCGATAATCGCGATTGGAACCTGGGCTTATTTTGGCATTCATGAAAAATTAAATCAGCACTCTACAAAAATAGAGTTGATGCAAAAAGACTTGGACCAAAACTCAGAGTTTAGAATTAAATATCCAAGAGGTGAGTTAGGTCAATCAGCTGGAGAGGCAGAGCTTTTTATGATAGTAGAACACGTTAGTGGTTTACTGGAGGACGTAGAAGCAGAACTTAAGAGTATGAGAAACAATGCAGTTAACATAGAGTTTTTAAAGAAAAGAACTGAGAAGTTAACTGAAGATGTGGAAAAAATAATTAGAAATGGCAATGGATCGAAACACTAGAAAAGTATTGCAGTACATATCTGATATGGAAAAACAAGCAAAACAAATGAAATTTATTAAAGATCTTAAAAAAGAGGTTGAAATAAATGGCACGGGCACAAATAAATATAGGATTAAATATGGACCCAACAAGGGCAAGGTATTAGGATGATAGAAACTGTATTTGCACTAATCTTAACTTTAAACGGTTCTATGATAGAACATGTATACAAACCGAGCCTCAGCGATTGTTTGAAATCAAAGCGTATCGCGCAAAACGAGGTAAATCCTGAGAGAGTTGTGTTTACTTGTAAAAAAGTAAAAGCTCAAACAGAGATATACATGGACCGAAAGAAAATCATCAAAATACTAGGATAATGGAGCCTTTTATACCAGTGAATACCATCATAGCTTTTATATTGCTTTGTGTTGTAATTTATGTAGGGTTAAATGATAACGATAAATTATGAAACTTACAGCTAACATAACTCTTGATGAGTTGACAAAGTCTCAAGTTGCTGAGAGAAAGGGAATAAATAATAACCCTAATCCTGCGCAGATTGAGAATCTTAAAGCATTAGCTACAAACATATTACAACCAGTTCGATCACACTATGACAAGCCTTTAATTATATCATCAGGATTCCGTTGTGCCCAGCTTTGCCTAGAAATAGGTAGCAGTGTGAACAGTCAACACGTAGCTGACAACGGTGCAGCTGCAGCAGACTTTGAAATACCTGGTGTAGACAATAGAGAATTAGCTCACTGGATTAAATCAGAGTTGGAGTATGACCAACTCATCTTAGAATTTTACCGAGACAACGAACCGTCGTCGGGATGGATACATTGTTCGTATTCGACTAACAGTAATAGAAACCAATCATTGCGTGCCATAAGGGAAGATGGTAAGGTCGTATACAAACCATGGCTAGAATAGGAAAATTAACATCACAGATTGTAACAGGACAATGCCCAGAGTGCAGATCAGAAACTCTTCTTGTATCTTTTGAACCATATTTATACAGATGTGTAAACTGTGGCTTTGATCTAGAACAAAAAGTAAATGGTGTAATTAAATATGTTATTGCAACTGAAGACTCAAAATTTCAAAAAACTTCTATACTAGACGATGGCCAAGAAAGGTAATTTTTTAAACAAGACAGCCCACATACCCATACATCACAAAACTTCGATTGGACGAAGACCAAGCCTACAAAAAATGAACAAACATAAGCGTAGAACATTTAAATTATACAAAGGCCAAGGGCGATAATGTTTGAAAAGGTTACAGTTATAACGTTGTTATTTTTAACAACACTTGGAGATATTAAACAAGAATCGTTTGAGATATTTCAACCTTGTGAGTCTTGGTTTCACTATAATGTGAAAGTTGTTGAACCAAAGAAAAGAAAATTATTTAGTAGTCACACTTATCATGAATACAAAGGTAAACAAGTTATTGGTTATATTTGTAGTGATGAACCACCACAATAAACCTATCCCGTTGCGAGGGAATAACGAAAGGGGGATAGGTTTTTATTAAAGGTAAGTAATTCTTACTGCCACATTATTGACACAATGTCAAGTCTCGTCAGATTCTTTACACACAAAGGACACTGTTATTTTATCTCTGTTGACCACTTCAGGTCCTACTGCTTCCATTAATTCTTTTGTTTCTTTTAATCCAGCCAAAGCACAGG